TGCAGCAGGTCGATTAGCGATCGTAAAACTTAACGTTCATTTCATGAACTCAACCGCAGGAATATAGGAGATAGGATATGGCTATTAATAGAGCACAGCTTGCCAAAGAACTAGAACCTGGTTTAAACGCCCTGTTCGGTTTGGAGTACGCACGCTATGAAAACGAAGCAGCTCAAATTTTTGAGCAAGAATCAAGTGACAGAGCTTTTGAAGAAGAAGTTATGCTAGTTGGTTTTGGACAAGCTAATGTAAAAGCAGAAGGATCAGCAGTTGGTTTTGATACCGCTTCTGAGTCTTTTACTGCTAGATACACTCACGATACAATCGCTTTAGCGTTTGCATTAACTGAGGAAGCTGTCGAAGATAACTTGTATGATACTTTATCAGCTCGTTACACAAAAGCCCTAGCAAGATCTATGGCTTACACAAAACAAGTTAGAGGCGCTAACGTATTAAACAATGCGTTCACAGTGACTGGTGGAGACGGAGTTACATTAGCTAACACTGCTCACCCAACAGCACTAGGTGGCACTTTCTCAAACAGAAGTGCAACTGATGCTGACCTCAACGAAACCTCATTAGAACAAGCGATGATTGATATTGCTGGTTTTATCGACGAAAGAGGCTTAAAAATTGCAATGAAAGGACAGAAATTAATAATTCCTGTTAACCTGCAATTTGTAGCTGATAGAATCTTAGAGTCTACTTTAAGAGTCGGTACTGCTGACAACGACATCAACGCTCTGAAAAATATGGGTATGCTACCAGGTGGTTACACAGTTAACCATTATCTAACAGATACGGATGCATTCTTTATTAAAACAGATTGTCCTAATGGCTTTAAACACTTCACAAGAGCTGCCCTTGCTACTGGCATGGAAGGCGATTTTGACACAGGAAACATGAGATACAAAGCAAGAGAGAGATACAGCTTTGGTTACTCAGATCCTAGAGCTGTTTACGCTTCAAAAGGTTCATAATCTAACACTGGATCCTCCCAGATCAAAGAAGGCGCTTGTAAGAGCGCCTTTTTTGTTTTAAGATACAATTTACTCAAGACTTAACAAGACAACTAAAAGGAGGTTGACATGGGTACAACTACATTTTCAGGACCAGTCAAAGCTGGGACTATAAGAGAAGGGGCAGGTGTTAATACAGGGTTTGTATTAATGGCTCAATCAGCAGTAATAGATATTATTGGTGCAACAGCTACAACAAACGTAGGAATTATTCCTGCAAATTCACAAATTGTAGATGTAATATTAAACGTTACAACTGTTTCTAACGACGGTGGAACCGCTACGGTTCAAGTTGGACATGCAGGTGATACTGATGAGTATTTACCAGCTACTAACGTAAAAGCTTTAGCTACGACTAGAGGTACTATACAAACTGATGGTACAGATATTGGTACATCGGATCAAACTGTAACTGCTACATTTACAGCAGCTAATGGTGACGGTACTACAGGAGCTGCTACAGTTACTGTTCTTTACATGCAGAATAACAACTTATCATAAGAGGTTTAAATGGCATTAGTAAAAACCACAGCTGGTGTAGAAACAGCGACGCTAACAAGCACTGGTGATGCTGTAGGAAGTGCAGCAAGACTGTATAATATTTATGCAGTTTGTGCTGGGTCTGCAGGATCTATCGTGTTAAAAAATGGTTCTGGTGGTTCAACACTAGCAACTATTGCAACGCCAGGATCCGCTACAGCTACTATAAATATTGATTTTACAGATGATGGTTTAGACTTTCCAAGTGCTTTACATGCTACGTTAACAAACGTAACATCTGTACTGTTTGTATATGGCTGATAAGCAACCAAAACGAAACAAAAAAAACTTCCGCCCCACTAAATCTGGGGCGGGAATGACTAGAGCAGGAGTCAAAAAATACAGAGCGATGAACCCTGGTTCTAAATTGAAAACAGCAGTTACAGGCAAAGTTAAACCTGGATCTAAATCAGCAAAAAGAAGAAAATCATATTGTGCAAGAAGTGCAGGACAAATGAAACAGTTTCCAAAAGCTGCTAAAGATCCTAATTCAAGATTACGTCAAGCAAGAAGAAGATGGAAATGTTAAGAATTTTATTAGTAATATCTATATTACTATTTTCTCAAAAAATTTACGGTGCAGATACAAACACGGTGTCTAGCACGGTAGTAACGGATAAATCGGTACCTACCGCAAATGCACCAAGCGTTGTTGTAAACAATTCTGATATTTGTAAAGTAGCAACGTCAGGTGCAATACAAACAAATATACTCGGTATAGCTACAGGCGTAGTAGTGGACGACGAGCTGTGTCAGTTGCTCAAGCTCAGCCGCCAGTTGTATGCTTCAGGGCTTAAAGTTGCGTCAGTCAGTTTGCTCGCAACAGATCCACGTGTTTTTGACAGCTTAGTTATGGCAGGGACTCCACCACCATACATGGGATCTATTGGTTCAGAAGCTTTGGAGAAATGGAAATCAAATCCAGATATGGTACCAGAAGGCAGTACCGTATTTAAAGATGATGTTTTAAAAATTAATGTAAATGAGGATGTAAACGATGACGAGTTCAAAAAGTTTTTATTTTTGGCTATGGCTATGTATATCGGTATTCCTATCCTTTTCTAGTAAAGCTGTAGATTGTTCAACAGATACAGTTGGACTATGTACTCCTACTATTGAAGAGATAATAGATGAAATAGTTACAGAAACAATAGAATATGAAGCAGATGGATACACTGTAACAACCACCACAGAAACGACAACAACAACAACTACAGTTACTAACGAAGACTCAGGTGATTTGTTAGATGGTGATAATGGTTTTGTACAACCTAGATATGAAGGCGATATGGACCAAGATTTTGGAGGTCAAGGACCTGCAAATATCCCATCAGGTAGTGGCTGTTATAATTTAGGTACAGATAAGTGTGCACAAATTACAGGCTCAGGCAATAGCACAAGTGCCATGGGCGTGGAGGGAATGGGAACGACTTTTGTTAATACAATTGACATATCTTCTCTTGATATAGAAAATGGAGGAAGAACTAATTACACAATCAAAGTAGATAAGCAAGATGCACAAGATCGTATCTACATGCATATTACAGGTAAGAACGGAAACACTAATGTATTTAGTGGTACAGACATTTTATCAGAATCAGGTGTATCCAGTGGCTATCAAGAATACGAAAATGGTTTTGATTTTGCAGGAACTATAACATCATTAACAATAGAAATTGGGGGCAGAGATGTAAATCTTGCCATAGGACCCTTGTTCGATGACATCACAATTAATGTGCTCTATAACACTATCAATACGATAGTACAAAATTCAATAACAAGTGTAGAAATGTGGGTTGCTTATGGTGGTAGCACAGAAACAGAAATTATAGATATTGTAGATAATATTATTGATCATAATGATTTTGTTGAGCAACCAAATGGAGAAATAGAAATAGAACCGATACAGGAGCCAGACTCAGACGTTTCTTATGAAATGGTAGAAATAGAGATGGAAATGGAAATGCCTGTAATGGAGATAGAAATACCAGAGATGGAAATAGAGACACCAGAGATGGAAATGGCAAGTGTTGAATCTGAAGTAGAAATGGAAATGGAAATAGAGACACAGCCAGAGCCAGAACCAGAAGTAAATGAACCAGAACCTGAGCCAGAACCAGAAGTTTCTGAGCCAGAACCAGAGGAGGTACAAGATGAACCTGCTGAAGAGAGTACTGAAGAACCTAAAGAAGATGTGGCAGAAGAGCCAGAGACGGAAGAAAGCCCATCAGAGGTTGCTAAAAATGAAGATAGCGAAGAAGATATGGAAGAAACAGAGGATAAGGATCAAGACGAGGTAAAAAAAGAAGAGAGTAAAAAAGAAGTAGCGGCCAAAAAAATATTAAAGAAGATGGGTGATAAGGGTAGATATGATTCTGCAAATCAATTAAAAACGTTAATAGTTATGCAAGTATTAGGAAACTCTAAATCATTTTTTGAAGGTCAACAAAACCTTAATGATTTAGCAGGATTTTTTACCGATAATGTATTGCCAGATGCTGAACTAACAACTAATAATATAGCACAATATTTTTTATTTGCAGGAAGTGACGGACTGATGGATGAGATGATAATGCAACAATGGTCGGAATAGTTATGGCAGAAATGGAATTTGCGGGTCTTAAGTTTAAAGGCGGAAAAATATTCGTAGTATTGACAGCACTTGGTACTTTACTTGGTGGAGCGTGGGGCGTGTTTGAATTTTATAAAGACTATCTTAATATGAAAGATACTATATCCGCGTACGTAGCTCCTGATTTATCAGAGTTTGATAAAAACATTGCACTTACAAAAGAAGAAATGGAAAGCAAAACAGAACTCATACAAACTGAAATAGAAATGTTGATGGGTGAAATGGAAATGATGATGTCGGAAATCCGCTTGGTGAGTGATGTGGCAAACGAACTTAAAAACGACCTACGTCAAGATGTGAGAAGAGTAGAGAAAATTGTTAATGATGTAGAACAACAAGTAAAAGAAGATTCAAGAGATAACTCAAAAGATTTAAAAATTA